GAAGGCTTGTATTCGCACTTGGCAGACTAATGGATTCAACAAAAAGCAGTCGTTGAAAAAGTCTGATGTGATGGAGAAACTTACTGATAGGTCTTGGGCTTATAAGGGGTAACAATGGAAACTCATAGAAACACGAAGTTTATTGAGTTTGTTGGAACAGATGGACATTTTAAAAACGGTGAGTCTTACACTTACGAGGAGTACGCAGAGTACGTAGGGCTCAAAAGAAACACAATGGTAACAAGGCTGTCTGGCAGGCAGGTTTGTACTGATGAGGATTTACGCCCTAGTGGGCAGCTGCTCAGAGTTAAAAAGGCGCCAACGCGCGCCTCTATCTGGGACCTGTTAGAAACTAGGGCAGATATAATTTCACAGAAATGGTTGAGGAAAAAGCTATGAATAAAGAATTTATTGTTAATAGTGACGCTAGCTATGGTCAGGCTATGCGCTTAGTTAATGACTTGTACTTAGACAATAAGTACCTGACTATAAAGTTATCCACAGGCAAGCAGCGTACTGGGCAGCAGAATAACGCTATACACAAGTTTTGTCGCATGATAGCTGAAGCCTGTAATGATGCAGGATATGAGTACACGATTAAAAGCCTGCTGCGTGACAAGGAAACAAAGAAGCCTAAAGCAATTGGTATGCCGTGGACGTGGGAGCGTGTAAAAGACGTTATATGGCTAGAGGTGCAAACTGCTATGTATCCTGAAAAAAGACGCTCTACTACTGCGTTAAAAAGTGATGAGGTCACACAGGTAGCAAATGTTATAATTAGGCATCTGGCAACTGACTTGGGATTGAATATACCGTTCCCATCTAAGGAAGAGATAAATGGCGATAAAACGTGATGCAGCTGACAAGTGGTTTAGTGATGTGGTTAGGAAGAAAGCCAACCATGTCTGTGAGCACTGCTGCAAGGTCGATGGAAGGATGGAGTGTGCACACATATTTGGCAGGGCAGCTAAGTCTGTTAGGTGGTCTTTAGACAATGCCATATGTTTGTGCCACTACTGTCATAGAAAGTTTACAGAGAATCCGACTGAGTTTACCTCTTGGCTAGAAAGCAAGTTAGGTAAAGGTCACATGGATATGTTAAGGGAGAAGTGGCAAGTCCTAATGCCAACTAACAAAAAGCTGCGGTCTGAGATATCAAAACACTACCGCGAAGAATTGAAAAAAATGGACGCTGACGAGAAGTATGACCCAATCAGTTACAACTGAGGTGTAGTATGAAAGACAGTACGTTAGGTATCATGTTCGATAGAGTAGAGTCAAATGGTCTACATGACATTAAGGACAAACTCATAAATGTGTTACAATCGGCTGTGTATGAAGGTGCACAAAACTATGCGCGCGAAGAAATTATCGCTCTTTGGGAAGAGATGGAAGCTGAGATAACTAAGCTGAAAGAACCCCCAACAGAAGAGCAGCTGCGCTTAGAGCACCCTGAAATGCATTAGTTTTAATCTCCCTTTACCCTGCTTTCGGGCAGGGAATTTTTTGGAGCGAATATGGCTAAAGACCCAAGATTAGCTAGGGTAGGTGTTTCTGGTTATAACAAGCCAAAGAGAACGCCCAATCATCCTACTAAATCACACGTTGTTGTCGCTAAATCAGGCGGCAAGGTAAAGACTATACGCTATGGACAGCAAGGTGTTTCTGGTGCTGGTAAGAACCCAAAGACAGCAGCAGAGAAAGCAAGACGTAAATCATTCAAAGCTCGCCATGCTAAGAACATTGCAAAAGGTAAGATGTCTGCGGCATATTGGGCAAATAAATCTAAGTGGTAGGAGACTCATATGCCAAATGTAGCTGGAAAAAAGTATTCATATACGAAGAAAGGTATGGCAGCAGCTAAGAAAGCAGCCAAGAAAACTGGTAAAAAAGTATCTTATAGGAAGAAAAAGTAATGCCTAAAGGCTTATACGCAAACATTCACGCTAAACGTAAACGCATTAAATCTGGCTCAGGTGAGACAATGCGCAAAGCTGGCACTAAAGGCAGACCCACAGCTAAATCATTCAAAAAAGCTGCAAAGACTGCCAAGAAAAAGCGTTAATAGCTCCACATAACTGGCTCGCCTTCACGTATATCTACGTGGACGAATGTCTTTGCCAGACCCATTCCATTAAAGCAGCCCATCTCCACAGCATGACGTATAATAGAAGCCTTCTGCTGACCGTTTGAGACGTATATGTCGGCAGCTATACCTTTGGTATGGGTTCCACCACCATTTGCCTTACGCGCCTCTATAGAGTGTTTAACCGACCTAAAACCGCTAGTTATACGGAAACTAAAACCACAACGCTCTCTAAGCTCATCTAGCTTCTCTAAAAACTCTGGCTTCATCTCGTTTTTGCCAGTCTCCTGACAGTTAAACTCATCAAGTGTAAAATATTTATAACTCAAAACGTGCCCTTCCATACTCTGAATTTATCAAACTCGCCAGACAATATCTTCTTCTTCAATATTTCTGCACGCGCTGCGTTATCACTAGGGCTAACACCAGCCTCTTTCATCCACTCATTAACTAAGTGCATTGGTATTGTGCCTACTAGCCTGTTTTCGCCTGTTGTGCCTGCCTGAGCGTCTCTAAGCACTCTAGCCCTGTGCAGGTCATCAGAAACATCAAAGCGCCTTTCGACTGTAAAGTGACGTCCATCTTTATCGTAATGAACCTTCTCATCAATTTCTCTAGCCATTGTAATCTCCATAAAAAAAGGGGCAGCCGTAGCCACCCCTTGATTGTACTACAAACTAACAATTAACCGTTAGTGTCAAACACACCACCGCTAGATGCTTCGTTCTTCGCGCACAAAGTTAGCTCAGTAACTACTTGACGCTTAGTAGCATCACCAGTCTTAGCCATCTCAGTGTTTTTAGTTCCACGTAGAACAGCAACTTCCCACATATCATTCTGTAGGATGTATACATCATCGCCACGGCACTCACGGCTAGGTACAAACTCAACAGTACCCCACGGAGTTACGTAAACGTCTAGTGACTTAACAACCTTCTCGTCACCAGCTTGCACGTGTGAGCGCTGGTTGTTGTTACCAACAAAACCTAGTGCTGCATTCATGTTTACAGGTGAAAGATATACACGGTCTGGGTTACCACCAGAAGTCCAGATTTGCTGCATAACATCGTCAAACTGAGTTTGGTCGAAGTCACGGTCAGTGCCATCTGTACGTGCTACACCGATAGCGCCATCAGCACCACCAGAACCTTTGTTAGTGTTTGTCTTAACCCACGCACCTAGACCGCCAAGCTCACGAGCAGCAGTGCTTGAACCTGCCGCAGCAGCGTTGTTAGCAAAAAGAGCTTTCTCAATATCTAACTTTTGCTCACGAGCAATTTTAAGAGTTTGATATGCCATTTCTTGCTTACGACCTGCCTTGTCTACGCCTTCATCTGTATCAGGAATAACTACAGCGTTTTTGAAGATTTGCGTGCGGTTGTTCAGTCGAGTTGTTGCAGTTACTGCATTAAAGGCTGTTTCATCACCTTCAATATGTGCGTTAGCTGCAGAGCTGCGCAAAGTGTCTGTTTGCCATTCAACTAAAGTGCTTTTAGCTTTAGTTTTTTTGCAAGCTGAGTAAAAAGGAGTTTCATCTGGAGTAATGTTGTGAATTACATCAGATAAGTCCTCGCGAATACCTACTGAATCATAGGTGTCAAAAGTGTTTCCTACTTGTGCCATAATAGTGTCCTCAAGTTTCCATAATTAAAGCCATAGCATCCTCAATGGAGCCTGACTTGGATAAGTTTTGTCGTTGCTTCTTACGTACTTGAGCGTTTGAATTACTCTTCTTAGCACCAGCCTTCACAGGGCGTTTTCTACGCTTGGCAGGCTTAGCCTTCTCTTCGGCAGCCTTTTTACCAGACATAATCTCTTGATACTTAATGGCGTCATGCAATACACGTATCGCACGGTGGTCCATTACGTTCGCAATCTCATCTGGCTCGTATCCATAAACTTGCGTCCCTGAAACTAGAATCTTCTCTTTAATAGCAGAAGCCTTGTCTTGGTCTGCAAAGTCAGGGATAACCTTTTGTAGATTAACCATCTCTTGCTGCAGGTAGGCTTGCTTCGCTGCTTCCTCAGCCTGAGTTTGCTGCTTAGTCACACTTTCCATTTGCTTTATCTGCTTCGTGTACGACTCTAGCTGCTCATCGTACTTTAACTTAGCGTCCATGTAGCCAATTGGGTCTGTGTTAAACAGTTCTCTTGCTGGTTCAACAGGTGGCGTAGCCAACGTGCCTTCTTGTGCCTGCTGGTATAGCTGAGCAATATTCTGTCGCTCTTGCAATAGGGCAGAGTAAACATCTTCAGCTTGTTTCCTAGCTTCAGCTGCTTCTTGCATACCCTTTTGGACGTATTGTTGACCACTGTATCCACGCTTGAGGTCATCTAGGGTAACAATCTCGGTCTTGCCGTCAACTTTGACGGTGAAAGTTTGTGCCTGTGACTCAGCTTGCTCAGTATCTTCTTCGTCCTCTTCGGATTCTCCATCATCCTCATCTGATTCTTCGTCTGACTCTTCGTCATCTTCATCAGGGAGCTCGTCCTCAACTTCCTCTTCGCCTTCTTCATCTTGCTCCAGAGTGGCTTCTTCAGTCTCCTCTTCAGGTTCTTCAGAAACTTCTTCTTCAATCTGTTCTGGCTCTTCAGGTTGTATCATACTCGCTATGGCGCTTTCTATGCTGCCATCATTCAAAGTTTCAGTCGTTTCCACGGTGCTGCTCCTTTCTCTTCTTTCTTATCGTAGATTGCCTCGTCTGCAAATACAGTGTTGAAGTAATCTTCGATACAGTTAAGCGCACGTACAATGTCATGCGCGTCTTTAATAGCATCTATTGATGCTCCGCTGTCCAAGAACACACTAGTTTGTCGTTCTCGAATCTGTGACAAGACTTCCATAAAGGTTTCGTCTTGCGCCAGCGCGCGTGCTCGGCTGGCTTTATCTTTTATATTCAAATCGTTTATCCGTTAGGTTGTCTGGGTGCTGCTTGTGCTGTCTTAACTGCAGCAACATCAACAGCCGTACCATACTGCCCAAGAATCTTAGCTGCATCTACTAATAAATCTTGGTCCATTTGGTCACGCTTTAAATCATCATCTGCCATCGCTTTCTGTGCATCTAACTGCACTTTAGCCATGTCACTTTGCGCCTTCGCTTGCGCTTTAATCTGTTCAGCTTGTATGTACGCATCTTGCTGCGTCATTTGTGGTGGCTGCTGTGCTTTCTGCATCTCTTGCTGCTGCATCAACTGCGCTTCCATCTGCTCATCCATAGGCTGGAAGTAACGATTAGAGTTACGCAAACCATTCATGGCTAGCATATCAGCTAATGTGTTACGTATGTTAGTTAGACTAACCATGCCATTGCCTACACCATATGCTTGGAATATCTGCATCTGCATCTGTAGTGCCTGAGCTAGTGCAGCCTGCTTCTGGTCCTCTTGCCCTGTACCAAGCCCTACGTTAACGCTAACGTCCATCTTCTTGTCCCAGCTGCGTGGGTCAATCGGCTCGTAGTTATTGCCTGATACGCGCATTATAGTCTCTTCATCGCAGTTTTCTACAACCAGTTTAAGTAGTAGTTTAAACAACTGCGTGACACCGCCTTCCGCTAAGTTTCTAGCCATTATTTCAGTCTGACTTGCTGCACCTTGCATGGTAGCCATTACAGCTGTTGCAGTCTTAGCCTGCAGAGCATCAGGATTCAGTCCAAGACTAGCTTTAGATATGCCAGTCTTATTCTCAATCTCTTGGTCGTAATACTGTATGGCTGACAATGTTTGTCCAGCAACAAATGGAACAGTCAAAGGTTGTATAGACCCATTCTGTTTCACTCGTACAACACCACCGATTTCGTTATTTAAAACGTCATCAATGTTTACCGAACCGTCTAATATTTCAGTTCGTGGGTTGTTCGTTAATGCAATGTTATCAAGAACACCACGCAACAATGCTGTAGCACTGTCTTGGTCATTCATAATAAGGTCTGCAACACTTGTGCCAAAGAATGTATGTGGCTCAGGGTCAACCTCGAACACTGCGAATGGTAAATGACCGTACTCTTCTACATCAAGCACCTTATAGTTGTCACCACCTAATAAAAGTCTGTGTTGCTGTGGTACGCCTGTGCCATCAACATCCATCTTGATGTATAGCTCAGTAACCATAACCTTGCGCATACTCAGGTCTTGCTCATCATCGTCATGCGTATCAACATAACCTGTGCGCGTGAAATCTTCCAAATCAGCAAATGAGCCAGAGTCATCCATATTGCCAAGCTCAACTACATCCTCAAACGCAAAGCCCATCTCTACAAGGTCACCAACGCGCATATCTGTTCTGTGACATACAGCGTAGGCATCTTCTAAGTTACGAGCACTTGCGTCAACAAAAAACTCTTCAGGCGGTACGCTTTCAATCTTTATATCACCCATCTCGGCAGAACGCATCACCTTTAAATCATGTCTAGGTGACTCCATCTCCATGCCCATCTGGTCAATCTCAATCTCCATGCGCGTAACGTGCTCAACAACTTCAATGCCATCGTCATTAACGATAGCAGTAAACTCCATGTCGTTAAGGTTGTTAAAATCGTATATCTCGCCTTCTACGGTTGTGTCATAGTACGCCTTAACAATGCCGTTCTTTTTCAGTAGAGCGTCATGTATTGCGTCTGCTAGGACCTTATAACCACCTAGCTCTTCAAACTTGTAGTTAACAAACTTTGTAGCTTGCTCAGCAAACTGTACGTGGTCAGGACCGCTAGGTATAAACTCAACAGCTCTGTCTGTCTGCAAGAATACTCTCATCAGACTAGGCTTAATAGAGCGTATAATGTCACGCACTTTAGTAGCTACAATAGTAGAGCGTCCTTCTTCCTCACCAATATCTACCTCGCCCTCATAATATCTTTGAGCTTTAATACGAGATGGCGCTATTTCAGACTCTACGAAATCAACGCAGTTTTCTACTGCTGATTGTGCAATAGACTGTATATCTCTTTCTGATAATGGTTTAGCTTCCACGTTATCTCCTATTGTCCAGCTGGTTGTGCAGCTTGCTGTACTGCGCCTGTTCTAGCGCCAGTAGCCAAAGTGCTAACAGCTGCTTCAGCTTTACGTAATAACTTGCCTAATGCACGCTTATCTTTAAGGGCTGTCTCTACTAGTGTTGGGTCCTCGCCAAATAAGACCTTAACTACTTGTAGCATTTGCTCATCAGATAAACCTTTGCCTGATGGTATAGTGTCTCTAAGTATTCTTATCAATGAGAACATATCACCTTGCGAGCCTCTTAAAGCATCTTCTGCTGAAACTCGTGAACCCATTTTCTCTTGCTGTCGCTGCAGTGCTTGTGTAGGTGAGCCAAACTCAGGTCTAACACGTTGAGCAACTTGAGTAGCCTCTGCTGCTCTTCCTACTGCACCCAACACACTATCTGCTTGCTGTGGTGGCAGTATAACACGTAATGCAGCACCTATTTGTTTATCTTCATTTGCTAAATCTCTTAGCATTACACCACTCTTTCTAGCCTGATTGTTAAGAGCGTCTAATGCACCAGCTCTGAATGCCTCTAGCGCCTCTGGTGCCATTTGCTCTATTATGTAAGACAGCTCATCTACATTCATAGTTAGCGCTTTGTTGCGCGCAAGATTAAAGGCATTTCTGGCAGTGCTATTTGTTGCAAACTGTTGCCTAACTGATGCAAGTTCTGGAGAAGCCGCGTCTATCGGTGTTTTTAAAGATTTTTCTAAGTCGCTAACAATTTCGCCCATTGTGCCGCGACCAGCATCAAACTGTCCCTTAGATATATCTTTTAAAGTTCTGCGCAATATTTCAGCATCTTCTAAACTAGGCGTGCGCACAAACTCTATGCTGCCATCATCTGCTTTTTTAAACAATGGTACTATGTTTCTTGCACGATATATACTAACTAGCTCATCAGCTGCTTGTGGCATTCTTTGTATGACGCTGAGCATTTGCTCTTGCAGACTAGCTGGTACAGCAGCGCCACCTTCAAACACTTCTTGATAGCCCTTGCGCTCCTGTGCTTTTATCTGTTCGTCAGACTGTTTCATAGCACGGATAACATTAGGGTCTTGAAACTGTGGTGCTAAAGCGCCTTTTAACTCTTCCTGTGCAGCAGTGCGTGTTGATGCTGCTCTACCTGCAGATGATGCTAGTATTTCAGCTTTAGTTAAACCGCCTTCGTTAACCATAGCTTTAATTGAATTAACTAGTGTCATGTTATCTGCCATGATGCGCCCTTCAGCTACATCTGCTATGACCTCATCTACAGACTTGCCTGTTTCTTCTACAAGTCGTAATAATTCAGCTTGTACTGCATTGTCTGCCTTATCGCCAAACTTCTTGCGCACAAAGTTAATAACCTTGCCAAATATTGGACCAGTTAACCTAACACCGCCTTCTACAACTGCACCAAACCCAACGCCTTGCGCTGTGTTACCTAGCGCTTCTAGCTGACCTTGACTAGCACTTAAATCACCTTCACTGTAACCTATTGCAGATGCTGCTGACTCACCTAATAAAACCTTGCCAGTACGCATTAAGTTAGCCCCACCTGCTGGTGCGCCAAAACCTGTCATTGATAGTGCAATAGAGGGAACAAGTGCGCCTGCTAATTCGTATGTTAACGCTTCAGCTGGGTTAGCTTTTTTATAAGCAGTAACTTTAGCTCTCAACTCATCACGTATCTCATCATACTGTTTGTCAGAAAAGCCAGACCTAATAAATGCTTCTACCTCATCAGCAAAACCAAACGTCAAACCTTGTGCTGCTGTACGTGCACGTTGTGACTCAACAGGAGCAGTAGGCTCAACTTTAGGCTTATATTTATCTAATATCTGCTGCTTAGTTTGCGCCATTATTTGTCAGCCTTTAAGTAAGCCTTTCTATCATCCCCTGTCATCTCGTTCCATATCGCATAAGTCATATCAGGGTCGCCAATAGGATATGCTGCTAAAGTATCGTAGCCTTCTTGCACTTGTGCAGCAGTTTCTTTCATGTAATCACTTAATGATATACCGCTTTGTAAGTAGCGCGCTTTCTTCGTCATTTCACGATATAACTTGTTTTGCGCCTGTATCTTTTTATCAAGATATTCAACTAGCGCTGGTCCTTCTAAGCTGTCTGGTATGTCTTTGCTTAATGCTAGGTTTAATTCAGCCTCACTTAACGCGCCAAATGTTGCGCTGTTGATAACATCAATACCTAATGAGGTGCGGATACTTCTAAATAACGCAGTGTTAGCAGTGAATGCTGGTAAAAATCTTTCAACTACACCTGTAGCAACATCGCCTTGCGCCACCAAATCCCTAGCCTGCTTCATCATAGCAATAGAGCGCCCTATCTGCTCTGAAGAGTCAAATATTTCTACACCGCGCGTTCGTGCATCATCTACATCAGCTAACCTAAATGCTTGGTCTGCTTCTCGCTGCGCTTTTTCCGCTGGTGTTTCGCCAATAGCTCCAGTTACATCAACACGCTTACCTGCACCTGTGTTAGGGTCATATTCTGTAAAATACTGTTGACCAGTATTAGGGTCAGTTTGTATGCCAGACGATTGTTTGGCGTAATTAGTGCCAATAATAGACTTCATAGCATCTGTTGCTAATGCTGGGTTTGCTCTTACTGCTTGTGCTAACTGTGAGTGCCCTTGCTGCTCTAAATACTGTACTGTTTGGTTTGCAGATGACATATCTAACGCACGCTGTGAAACAGATGGGTCAGGGTTCATACGCATAGTATTAAATGCAGATGCTAGTTGCGCCCTGTAAGCAGGGTCAGCTAGCTTTGCGCGCGCGCTTTGGAAAAAGCTGGGCTTTTGTACAGGTGCTTGTGCAGGTGCAGGCGGTAAGTTACGACTGTACTCGCTGCGCTCTACGATAGGCGCTTGCCCACCATACATCTGCTGCTGTAGTTTTTGCTCTAAGGTCTGTGGTGCACTTAATCTGTCTAACAGGCTCATATTAAGCTCCGTACATACTTTTCAACATATCGAATAAACTAGATGGCGCTGTAGGCGCGTATGGGTTTGTTCTAGGCGCTTCTAATGGAACATACTGTGCGTTAGATGCTACTAGTGCATGATGCTGTGGGGTTTCTGCATTTACTTTAGCCAATCTATCTCCAAAGCTGCTTGGCTGACTCATGCCGCCTAGACCACTTAATCCGCCAGTTGTAGGTGATGATGCCGCTGATGGGGTTGCGCCCATGCCGCTAAGCGCACTACTAATGTTGTTAATGCCACCAGCTTGTTGTGCTGCTAATTGTGCTGGAGCCTGCGATATGGCAGAAACTGGCATGGTCGGAAAGGCTGAAGCAGCTGTAGACGCTGCTGGTCCAGATTGTAATAGTGCTGCTAACATTGTAGGGTCTAAAGGTATGGTCATATTTAAGTCTCTATTACATCATGCCAAACATTGTTAGGTAGTCAAACAAGCCGTGGTCTTTTCTAGTTTGCTGTGACTGCGGAATAGTTGAAGCACCTAACGCCTGTGAAAGTATGCCAATAGTATCCATAGGTCTACCTACATAGCCTTCAAACTGCTGCTTACCTGCGTCAATTAACTGTTGCTGCATTAGCTGCTGTAGCGTGCCTTGCTTCATAATGTCAGCCTGTATGTCACGACCCATGCCAAAGCCTAAGTTAGCAATGTTAGACAATTGACCGCCTGCAGCTAGTCTTTGACTTGCGCCTGTTAAATCAGCCTGTTGATTAGCTAAATCAGCCTGCAATGTACGCTGTATATCTTGACCTGCTAAGTTCTGTGCTTGCTGGAATCCTTGCTGTCTTAGACCGCTAGCCATTGCACCTGCACGGTCATAAAAGTTTCTGTTAGACTCTGCTTGTGCTATGCCGTGACGCGAACCACCAAAAGCGCCTGCTTGACCCATCTGGAAGTCAGACACGTTTTGCTGCATTTGTCGTGCACGCTCCATATCTGCCAGTGATTGGTCAACAACCTGTGTCTCATAGGGGTTAGTGTACGCGCTTAGGTCCGCACCAGCTACTTGACCAGCCTGTACAGCTAATGGTCTGTATTGTGTGCCTTGCGCTGCAGTTTGACCTGCTACTTGCATACCCTGTGCTGCGCCTTGCATTATGTTGGGCTGACCGCCCATTGCTGCATTAGCCATGCTAAATACCTTTAACTAGAAAATTTTCTGAAGCGTCTTTCCATTGGCGTATTGTAGAAAGAAGAAATATCATCACCACCTGTTGGTACAGGGTTGCCAAACAATGCGTCATATTGCGCCTGTGTTTCTGGGTCCCTAGCAGCTAGCTCTTGTTGTGCTTGCTCAAATAATGGGAATGCGCTGTATCCACGGATGCCGCCAGCAAACTCTTGTGGGGGTGGCATATCAGCTAAGGCTGTTTGCGGACCAGACAAGCCAAATGCTTGTGCAGCGTCTAGCTGGCTTTGCATGGCAGATTGCTGTGTTGGATTGAATGCAGCTAAATCAGGACCCATATAGGGCTGGTAACCAATTTGTTGCACTGCCTCAGCTCTTGCTAAGTTGCGCTTTGTAGGCTCTTTTGCCCACTCTGGAATGTCTGATGTGGTGGTTTGACCACCGCCTTTACCGCCAGCCATACTATAACTCCTTCGATAGTGTTGTGAACGCTTCGTTCCAACCGTAATCTTTCAAAACTTTAGACCACCCTTTACGCCCTGCTAAGGACATACCGTGGCAATTTTGTTGCCTTGCAAATTCAGCAGCTGAGCTTTCCATGTCTAATATCTGGTCCATCTCACCGCCTGCTAGAAACACATGGAGTACACGCTTTCTAGGATAAACTATAATCTCAGTTACAGCGCATCCACGCTCTGCAGCCCAAAACTGATACCTTAAACTATGTATGCCTTCTACGATGTCGCTAAACTCATGCGTACCACCACTGAAGGCTAACGCTGACTCAATCCATTCACGACATCTTTCTAGTTCTTGGTCTATTGTCATAGGCTCCGAGTATACCATAATCTGTTGTATGACTTAATAATAAGGTTATCTTATTCCCACGGCATCGCTATAGGACCTTGCAGCTGTTTTTTGTCTGCAATTTGTGTGGCTATAGCAGCCTCTATTGTAGCCACTTGTTCGCTGCCTAACGAGGCTTTTACCCATCCTATAACTTGGTCCTTAGTGAGGTCGTTAAATGCCGTGTAACCCTCTGCGCTTGGGTCTGGCGTGTATTCAATAAAAGCATCATAATAACCATGATAGCTTCTAGACTCTAAGCCTTCACCAGTAACTTCCTCATCCCACGCAAAATAAAGCACATAATTAACACCATTATTTGCGTTAGTTTTTAACTCTTTGATATCCCATGTAATAGCCATTATGTCATCCTAATCTTTACGTAACCACTGCTTCTATACAAGCCGCCTAATGGCACGCCCCCAGTCGCAGCAGCGCTGTCATTTGCGTAGTTAGCTGAATCTTTTAGCGCTCGCATAACTATACCACTATCTGCGCTAGAGCGTGGACCAACATACATTGACGTGTATCGTGAGCCGTCACCTGTACCTGTTCCTACACTAAAGTGCTGCGCTGTTGTTACAGCATACTCATTGAATTGACCTACACTTACAGCTCCAATAGTAGTAGCTGAGCCACCACTAACAGGCGTTGTAATACCTCTACCTAGTGCAATGTTTGAAAAACCATTACTAGCTACTGCACCATTACCAAATGAAAACGATGTATCACCGAAGGAGTAACTTTGGTTACCACCTGCAAAACTGTTGTCTTTATAGGCTTTTGACCTGTAACCTATAGCCATAGACTGTGCTGCTGTAACGCCAGTAGCAGGTGAAGTTTCACCACAATGTGTTAAAGTTCCTAGCGCAATACTGCTTGGTGCATTTGCAAATACATGATTTCCAGTACCAAAAGCAAACCCTGCATCTGCATCTACTCGGGTATATTTTACTAAGCCGTCATATGTAGACCTACCACCTGTGAAACTAGCAGTGCCAAGTGATTGCGTTTGATAACCTAAGCCAGTAGAAAACCACTTTGTTGCAGAGCCAACTTGACATTGATGCCCAACAGCAAGGCAATGATTGCCGCTTGCTGAGTTGTTATATCCACCTACTATAGAGTTATGACCAGTAGAGCTAGTGTTGTTACTGTTGCCTACTATTATACTATTTTGGCTATAGTTGTAGTTGTTGTATCCTGCAGTTATACCTCTATTGCCACTAGAGCCTATAACATTTGCGTAGCCAGTAACTAAAGACACATCACCACTAACACTATTATCTTGTCCAGAAACGCTATTGTTGCTGCCAGATACTGTATTGTCATAACCACTAACAACATTTCTACTGCCAGTAACTGAATGAAGCTCTCCTACTTCTAAGTTATTTGTACCGCTAATAATGACATCGCCAGTAAATGTATCACCTGATTTGTTTGCCTTGCCTGTTGTTGAATTACTTACTTCTTGCGAAAATGATGCGGTAGTTGCTATGTTATTAACATTGCCTAAGAAAAAATTACCATTATTCAAGTTAGGCGTAGCATTTGTCCGACCTGCACCCATAATCTTGATAGTGCCTGACGATGCGTGCGACCTTGTAACCTTTCCCATCTTTTGTATCTGCGCGCCTTCGCCTGTTGGTGCAGTTGCTACTAAGCCACCAGCTGTGCCTGCTTGCACAAACAGCTCGTCTCCTTCTGTAAAGCTGCTAGTGTCTAAACCAGATAAAGTGCCAAACGTGTAAACTTCTAGCGCTGCATTGATAGACACAGTCTTCGCTGCTAAGCCAAACGCTGGCATCTTAGCTGCGTCATCAGCTCTAGCTTTACTTACTACTGTGGTGTTACCAGATATTCCTGATATATAAACGACATTGCCTTTAGTAAGAGCCTCACCTGCTTTCGCCTTAAATACTACCGCTCCACGCAAATCACCTATAAACTCTGTAGCTTCAACATTGCCTACAACTTCAAGTTTTTCAGATGGGTCTGTAGTGCCTATGCCAACTTCATGATTAGTGCTGTCAACGTACAAAGTGTCTGTGTCTACTGTAAGCCCACCCATTGTAAGTCTAAAGTTAGTAGAGTCATCAGCATCATCGCGTAGATAATTTGTTATGCTGCCGCCACCGCCAGACACTGCAACCCATGACCCATTAGACGATACTACTAATCTACTGTTATCTCTGTCCCACAACAAAACGCCTTCTTCTGCAGCAGACTGACCAGCCAAGTAATACCCTAGCTTAGACTTATTGCGTACAAGCCAATCATTCAGGCGCTCAGCCCATGTATTGACATTGCCTGCTAGCGCTGGTGGTCTGTTTTGGTAGCTCATCTAGCTCCGCCTAGCTTAGTTTCTAATTTTAGGTTGCCTAACGTCCAATCTTGCGTGTTGTAGGTTACGTCAAACACTATTGCAGTTTCTGGATAATTAGCCAATGTATATGGAATAACTTCGTTTGTTATCCAGTCGTAGCTTTGTGTGCCTGCGCCATGTGCGAGAATAGCTACAGCGTCAGCTCCGCTAACATTTCCATCGTTAGAGATATCTAATATATGCCTACCATTTATATATACATCTGAGTATGGACTAGCTTTTCTAACACTTACTTTTAATGCTTCTTCCGCTAACTCAGTGTAATTAATTTGCTTGCTATTAGGGTCGATTCGCAGCCTAAACTGCCTGCCCTGTAGTCGCACATTTGTAGGTGATATAGCACTAAATGGTCCCTTCGTTGTCTCAGGGTCGTTAGGATAGTTTCGTGTTTTAAAAACTAAGTTATGCTCACCTTGCGCTTTGTGGTCAGGGATAACTTTTGTCACATTTATTATGCGCTCACCTTGCCCTGCTTCTACTGGTCCTGACTCAGCATAACTAAACACTTGCTCACCGTTATCAGTGTGCTCATGTGTATAACCTGTTTCGTGGTCATATACTTTACCAGTAGCAGAAAACCATATAGGCGTTCTGTGCACACCAGCATCAACACCTGCGGTCCTGTCTAATATACCTATACCCCAGTGATTTTCTTTGTAATCGTAATACACGTACCTGTCGTTTTCAGCAGTAGATGTGCTTGGATAAAACCACCATATCTCATTAAACCTACTGTTTTTGACAGCGTATACTTTACCCTGCTGCTCAAAGTTCATCCCTTTAAACACGTAATCTTGCACGTCACACGGTATATCACGTACAGACTGACCGTCATAAAAATAAAAGCCATTAGTGCCCATCCAGAATGCACCTTGCTCATGTGCTACAGCGCAGTGACGGCTAACAGCGCCACAATTGCTGCCTACTTTTTCAAAACCATATACTGCTGGTGGTCCACTGTAAGTTGCTACGTGAGCATCTGTTGTAGTTAAAATAAGCGTTCTACCGCGCACCTGTAAGCCTAGCTGTATCTTGCCAACTGTGTCTAATATAATGTCGCCAGCTTCATTTGTGGCAGATGGTGTCCATGTTGTATTATCTTCACGGTCACACCATTTGATTTTAGCAGGGTCGTTATCAGCGCCTAACGCAAATAAGAATCTTTCCTCTGTTACTACCACGCTGTCGTTATTAGCAGGAAAAGCTGTGTCTGTTGTGCTAATTTGGTCTGCAGTGCCAGTCAAAGTCCACTGACGCAAAACACCGTCATGTGAATTTACTGCTACGAGGTACTCACCCCAGCTGTCTAGCGACCATGTGCTGCCATCACCTAAAACACCAGACGTAGGTCGTGGCTCACCGTAAAAACCCTTGCCGTATAGATATTTACCATAACCAACATTCTCTGCAGCGCCATCAGTAGCTCCTGATATAGTAGAAGCTAATATGCTTGTTACTGTACCCGCCTCATTAATGCTGAATAGATTGTTGAAACTACCTGCAGCAATCCACGCTGTGCCTGATGTGCTTTTCCACGCTAACGCTGCACGCGCTTTCACATTTGTGCCTAGTGTTACTTCTACCGTGTTTGCTGTGTCAGTTCTATCTTCGCGTGCGTGCCAGCCACCTATAGGACGCAGCGAGCCGTTTTCCCAGCGCACATAATTTACATCACGCCATCGACCTGCTGACTCGCTGTCTGTGCCGTGCCGTACAACACCTGCTGGTATGTCAAATGGTACTGTTGCCATTATTTGTTCCTTAGATTCATCAGCTTACTTGCACCCTTGATACCAAAACTACTGCTTATAGCTATAAACAGTAAATATTGATACCACTCAGGCAGCCCAGATAATGCGATAAAGCCTTTTTCTACCCTATCAATAACTGTGACGTCATCTACTACAATGGCGTAGCCAATCATAAAGACAGGCACAGATAGCACTAGCGTCCAAAATTCATCCTTCCACGAGCTAGCCGAAGCATCAACCATCTTAGACTCCCAATCAGCGTCACTCTTAATAACGCTCATCTTAGCCTCATGCTTAGCCTGCTTCTCTTCCGCTTTGTTCTTGAAATAGCCACCAGCTAAATTAGCTATAGGTCCAACTAATGATTGCCACATATCTACCTCAATGGATTGCTCGTTACGTAGTCGAGCCCATCCCACAAATTATTTATTTCTAAATCGACTTTTTTAATTCGTTCACTTACGTCACCTAAGCTGTTACTGACGATTTCTGCCTGCTTTACAGTGCTTCTCATGGCTTCTATATCTTTCTCTAGCCTAGAGACGTCAGATTTGAGTTCTAACAGCTTTTCTTGCTGCTCTAATATAGTTTCAAGGTTAGTGCCTAAAGCCGCTAAATTACCCTTTAATTGCCCTACATCGTTGTCCTCTAATCTTTGCTCGATTAGCGTGACTCTTTCAGTAACAGGCTCAACATCAGGTATGCTTACAGCTTCCACTGACTCTAGCCTTGAGTATAAACTAGAAGCAGTCCAAACTGTACCACCAATTGATGTACCAATTGCTAGCACTATGCCTATCCACACACCCTTAAATGACGTGTTGCCAATCTTCAGCTCTGTATCATCAATCAAAACTACATCCTATCTCATACATGAAGCAATCATAGCCAGACGCAGTTGGTCCAGTTAGGTAAAACTCTGACTCAGCACCTGCATATAGCACTGTTTCTTGGTCTACATACATATCTAAGCCAAAATTCTGTCCATTTAGGTATACAGCAGTCGCATTATTAGTGTTTGCCCACTTCATAGACACCCATTGCTGCTCTGCACTGTAAGTTATGGTCGCTTCTTCTGCTACAGCGTTGTTATTTACAGCGCCTTGCTCTAAAAACGCTACAGCATCCTCATTTGCAGCCACGGCAATGTACCCAGCAGCTTTATTAGCGTGCTCCTCGATAGAATCTATACTGTCATTGTACGAATCTACTGTATCCTGAGATATCATCAGCACTTCTTCGTTCTGTGCAACAAATTCTTGTACCTGTTCTTCTTCAGCTGGGTTGCCAACGCTTTCATCAGCCATCTCAGCTACTTGTATAGTGGTGCTCATCTCAATAACAGCAGTTGTGAACACTTCTACGCTATCTTCCATAAGCTCTAGCTCTGTTGCAGCCGCTTGCTGCAATACAGCCTCAACACTGCCATAGGGCAGATACGTGCTAAAGTTGGATAGTGCGTTGTTATAAGCTGTAACTTGCTGTGCAGAGATGTGTGCAGATGTAGATAACGTGCCGTCTGACATACCATCGCCTACGTATGCGTATTCTGTTGCAGCACCTACTAGCATGATGCCACGGTCAATCTGGTCAACTATAGCATTAGATGTATTGACTAAATCAGTTAGCTGGTCGCTGTTTGCTGCTACGGAACATATCGCTAATGCTCCTATTATCGCTTTCTTCATCTGTTTGCTCCGCCCCTATGTTTAACATTGTGTTGTAGTAATCTTCTGTATCTGGTCCATAATCAGGTATGTGTAACTCTGGGTTCTGCATCATTACTAAATAGCTGCGCCTACCTGCTACCAACTTGCCACCTATTGTTACTGGACATGGCGTACCAGCAGAAAACATGGCTTTCCAGACATCTACTGACTGGCACATCATACTGATGGCTGCCACCTTCATATTAAACTTGTCCAGCAGAGCCGCGTCACGTCTACGTGTACAGTCTTTGTCTAATACATACTTACCACTAGACCATCCGAAGCCAACTGTCTGTATGGAGCTGCCTGCTGCCTTTAAACACGTCTCCATACCTGACGATTGCATACTAGGGCTAATAGCTGAACCTACTGGTATTTTTGATGCTGCGCCAGCGCCCTGATAAGTATTAGTCGTGCTCTCATCAGTAGTAACATTGTTGCTGTTCACTGTGCTGTTTTCGTTGTTAGTGTTTAGGCTGCCTTCTTGCTCTGTGCCTAACGCTAAACTTGATACCAATAACAGTGCAGCCTTAAATAAGTTTTTGCCCAATGATGTCTAGCCCTAAAATCAGTGGATACAAAAGCCACAACAAGCGCTCGATGTTTTTAAACTTGTCCATACCCATATCAAGACGCTTATCTACAACACCTAGCTTGTCTTGTATGTTTTCCATTCTTGCAGCACATTCTCTCTCATGCGCTTCTAGCTTCAGCAATGCTTCTCTGTTACCGTCCATGTTAGATTTCCTCAGACTCCACTTCTACTCTAGTTAAGCTGTTAGCTTCTAATGCTTTGTCTAAATCAGCAGGGAAACACGCATACTGAATGTAATCAGTATTGATTAACGCAGTCAGGTCATCGCCATATAAGAACCCTGTAGTAGCCCAGAATGTATCTGTGCCGTCAGTTAGTTCTACACTAAACAATGTATCACCCTGAGTGCTTGCGCCTTCCTCAGTGGAATGTAGGGCGTTTATAACGCCTTGTGCTGATGCCTTGTCTGCATCCGTTACGATTAGGGTAGTTAAGATGTTCATTCTTCAATGTCCTCATATACTGGCATAGCCGCAAATATTCTATACGGTGTAGCAGGTGCATCGATAGCAAATGCCTGTAGGCTATCTGGTAAGTCACCCAAGAAGTTTACATGGTATCCCTCTACTGCACCCATAAGAGGTATCTCATTGCCCTCTTCGTCAGTCTCAGTCTCACCTGTTGGCTCAAAGATAGAACCAATGTTATCAATAGCGTATTCGTGGTTGCCTGTTGAGAGAACACTGTTGCCCTCATCATCTTCAAAGTAATAGGCACTTAACGCTGTACGCATTGCCTCTTCGCTTTCAAACTTTAAGTAATGTGTCATTGTGTTAATGCCTTTAATTGATTGTTTGTTAATCTTACAGGGTAGTATTTTACAGACTTAACGTGTCCATTTAGGTATGACCCTGACCCTGTGCTTCCTATACGCAAGTTATTAAAATCACTGAACGTAGACGATGTGTCTATATTCACGCCTGTCATGCTCTGGTTTGCATACCCTACATCGTTATCTTTAATAGCGAGTACAGAAGTAAACTCGACAGGTGGAGAAATAGTTGCACCTGTAGCATCAAACTGAACACCGCTATCAAAACCTACAGCATCTTGCACTGCTGAATTTGCAACGCCACCAGAATAAAACCTCATATTTGCGTAACCACTGGCTGTGTGTAAAGATGCACACCAAAACTCTTTAACAGTACCTACACCTCTTGTTGGCATAGATGTGCCAGATACAAGCAAGGTTGATTCGTTCTGATTTAGTTCAAATGTACTTGGATTTACATTAGCTATGTCAGCAGTGCGTGTTACTGTACTACCTGATGTTGGTATGTATGACGTAGGGAATGAGCCTGACTCTAACTGTGCGCCCCAAAGACTTACAGTGTCGCCTACTGCTGATTGGGTGCTTCCATCTAATAAAGATACGCCAAAAAGCAATGCGTTGTTTGTGTTAATCCAACTATCAAAATATCTACTGCATCTGTACCAACCGTTACCTACATACTCTATGCGTGATACATTGTTAGCACCGTTGCTTGATAGTGTCGTACCGTTAGTTAAATCAAACCAACCGCCAGTTGTTCCTGATGATTGATTTGTAATGCGTATGATGTCATGCGTACCTGCTTTAGCGTAAACACTAGCTGTGTATCCCTGACCTGCTGACCCTAGATTACTCCTTGCTATGTACGCACCGTTGCTAGTTGATGCAGACAATGTGATTGTGTCAGTTGTGCCATCTGGTGCAGTCACCCCATTGCTAAGAGTGTTGAGTTGCACTTTACCCCAATAGACATTATTGAATGCTTCGCTTTGATGTAGCAAGTTACTTCTCTGCTCTTCTATCAGCAAGCCTTTTAGATTACCGTCTGCATCATATTCTATTCTAGGCTCATTAGTATTAGCAGTTTTAAGTAAACCATCAGAACCTAAATATGTACCTGTAGTAGACCTAGTGAATGTGATTAGGTCTGTGGCTTTACCTGTAGTTACTGTCTTAGTCATGTAAACCCTCTACTAATTCACTGGTTGCTTGTCCATCAAATGTTAGGCTCATTGTAGGTGAGGATGATGGCTTGGTTAGTTCTACTAATTCATCGTTAGATAGCTTAGTTGGGAAGTATCGCAGGTGTTTAATATGTCCATTTATATAAGCCCCTGCGTTATTTTGACCAATATATAAAACCACATTATCTTCGCCTAGACCCAATACATCTGTTTCGCTTTCTACATCTAAGCCGTTAGAAGATTTTGCCGCATAGCCTTCACTCACTGTGAATGCAGATTTTTGTGTGCGGTATGGCGTATATGGATTTTGCGTACCTATTGAGTTATTTGTGCTGTTCGCGGCATTTCTCGTGTAATAAGCTATCTTACCTGTATACATTTGTATAGAAAATCTAAGGTTTGAGTAGTAAAACTCAGCCGCCCTTTTATAGCTCGTACTGCTAATGTTAGGAGTAAACTCTGCGTATAGAGTTCCTTGTGTATTGTTTTGGTGATACTTGAACGCAGTCGTGCTTGCAACATCGTGATTACGAGTAACTGTACTGCCACTTGTAGGGATATAGGATGTAGGGAATGCGCCCTGTTCTACTTGCAGTCCATAAACTAATAAGCCTTTAGACGTATCACCCGCATAGTTTTGCAACCTTGTGCTTGTTGGTGATGTCACAGAAACAACACTAGCATCACCGCCCGAATCGCCTATTGCTGTAGCTGTTATAGAGCAACGATACCAACCATTACCAACTGGCGTAATCTGGCTTTCACAATTATTTTTTGTGCCTACAACACCGTTAACTAAATCAAAGTTAGCATGAATAGTGCCGAATCCAGAAGAAGTCATGGTAAGCTGTCCTGCCCTGCCGCCTATTGATTTCAAGAAAACGCTTTGCGTGTAAGTGTTCCCATTTAAAAAAGATGCAGTGTTGTATGCTCTGTGAAAATAATTATTTGTTGTCTCAAACATTGCAACTGCGGTGTTCGTTCCATCAGGGGCAACCGCGTAATCGTTAACTGTAGTTACATTTTCCTTAGTAACATTATTGAAGTTACTTGAACTAATTAAGTTTGTTCTCTGCTCTTCTATCAACAGACCTAATGGCTGACCACTAGCATCATACTCTAGGCGTGGTTCGTTAGTATCTGCTGTTCTAAGTAGAGGTGTGCCTGCTGTACCCTGACCGCCTATGATTTCTTTTACAGATACGTTGTCTATTGAGCCTGCAAAAGCAGCACTGCCATAAAAGTAAAACGCGCCTGTAGTAGTAGGCTTCAAAATTTCTGCATAACTACCAGAAGAGTCGTAAACAGGTGTAACAGACGCGCCTAATGTAGAGTTGATAACACCTGCGCTAAGAGTTAAATCAAAAGTAAGCAAATAGGATTTACCTATTGTTCCACTCAAAGTAGTAGAAACTATTGATGACCCTGTGCCTGCTGTTTTAGATGCAGTACCACCACTAATAGCCCATCCAGTCCCTTTAGCCCAATCACTGTCAGTATCAAACGTACCATTAGTAACTAATTCATCGCCATACACAACACTGTCTAAGTATGTACCAGTAGAAGAGCGTGTAAAGTCTATTAATTCACTGAATGCACTCATAGTACGCTCCCATTGCTGTTCCTAGCTGTATATGTGTTAGCACCGAAGTTTAAGTCTAGTGTAGCTAGTCCTACTACTTCTGACTTCAAGCCTGTCTTAATAGCTACAAACTCTTCTGCTTGGTCTATTTCTTTGTCTGTTGATGTAGCACCGCGTATAACAAGCTGATACATATTCCCATTAGTTAACTGTGTGGTATAGTCATAACGTGAAAATATAGCTATTGCGCCTTGTATAGACACGTTACCTAAAACACCTGTGCGTTCAACTATGCCATCTCTACGATAGTCTGCATTTGTGCCATCAGAAACAACTGTAGATACCCCTTTTGCAGTAGCATCTATATTTGTACCGAATTGCCAACTTGATGCATTAGTGTAATAACCTCCGCCTGCAAGCAAGAACCGACCATCTTCTATATCTAAAAAATACCCTGTTGAACTGCTATTACCTTCAGTATCATGCCCCATAAACACACTTATTGGAGCATCTGTGCTTGTAACTGGTGAGACAGCCATAGTGTCATTAATACCATCAAACTGTAGATAGTAAACAGACTTATAACCACTCTCTGTAATGTCGTAATCGTCTACTACTTTTTGATAGCCTGTAGCTTCGTTGGCTTCTTCTAGTTGTGCGCCCCAAACGTATACCCCTGATGAGCCATCACCTTGATAGCTTGTTTGAAATGAGCCTGCTGTCTGTAAAAAAACTTGCAAGCCACCTGTGCCAGATGTAGTGTTGTTGATTTCTGTCAATTGACATCTATACCAACCATTACCTGCATCTTCTATCGAAGCTGTGCCACCTGCATCCACGCTGTCTACAGTACCGTTTGACAGGTTAAACCACGCACGAACACTGCTTGATGAGCCGTTTATTCTTAGCCTAACAAATGTACGCTCACCTGCTTTTATATAACAAGTTCCTGTTAGTGCTGTACCGTTTAATGTTGCAGTACCTTGCACATAGTGATTTGAATTAGTATTGCTTTCAACTATTTTATCTGCTGTATTTGTGCCATCTGGAGCAACAATTAAATTAGAAGATACGGTAGATTGATTTTTAGACCAGAAACCATTATCAAACTCTTCTGTGTACTTTAACAGATTAACTCTACCGCGTTCAGGATGTCTTGCGAATACAGGGCGTTTAGTAGAATCAGATTGTGTAGCGTGTGAGCCTTGTATCTCTTTTACTGATACGTTATCTATTACAAAATCGAAAACACCAATACCACCTGCAAATATTTCAATAGCGTTTGCGCCTGATGTTGCAGTAAATGTATATATTTTTTTCCCTGTGCTTTTGCCATAGGTACTGTTCTGGGATGTAAAAAAACTATTTAATTTTACATATACCCAACCACCATCATGGCTTTTAGATACAATATCAAACTCTAATCTATAAGTTTTTCCTGTTACTACTGGCGTAGAAAGCGTAGACACAGCTATAGCTTCGTTGCCTCTAGTTGCCGCTAATGCACCGTTTGAATAAGATATTGTAGAAGCTGAACCTGAAGGCACAGTCCAACCATTTATATTGCTATCGTATGTACCATTAACAACTAACTCGTCACCAAACTTCAATCCCTGCGACTTATCTAACATTTCGCCTACAGACTGCCCTAAACCTGTTACAGGCGTTAAACCTTTTTCATCTTGATACAGTGTATGTTTAGGGAAAGCCTGCTTAAACGCATTATCAAACGTGCTACGGATAGGTTGATATTCTGTAGCTGTAGAGCCTTCTTCTACCTGTAATCCATACAAGTGTATATCTACAGCACTAGTGTTACCTCGATTATCAATACCTGCCCAATAAGTTGCAGTTGAAGCGGCTGTATATGTGAAGCTCACCCTTGCCCATGAAGATGTAGCTGATGCGGTTGCGCCATAGCTGACTCCGCTTGAAATCGAAGTGCCAAACCCTATATCTATGTTTGGGGCACCATTAGTTTTTACGAATGCGCTAACTGTGTACGTTTTACCTGCAGTAAGACTAACAGACTGCACAATATAAGTACCTGCTGAAGCAGGCATTTGTACCCTATCCGCACTAGAGCCATCTATATAGGTTGCATGACTTGCAGTTATAGTTGTATTCGTGCCTTTAGAGTAAGCACTGCTATCAAAACTTTCTGTATACTCTAGTAGATTCCTACGCCAAGTTAGTGATGCTTCAACGTCACTAGGGTCATACCACACCCCTGCTTCACCATTGGAAAACAGTTTCTTTGGGGTAAAGCCTACCCCTGCTTTTGTAGCAAGCCTTTGTAATGATACGCCCGAATTTAACATTTACACCACCAGTGCGTGAATACCAGATGCAGTAGTGCCTGTTGATTTAACGCGCTTAACAGAACACACAAGATAGAAGTTGTCAGGTACAGTGACTGTACGAGTGACGCCATCTTTATTGTCAAAAGATACATCACCTGCGTTAGTTACGTACAAGCCAACAGCAATGTTACCAGTGCCTACGTTGTCCGTGCCGTCATTTAGTGTTACTGGGACCATATCGTAGACCATGCCGTGCAGTTCTACTGGTGACCCTTTAAATGGATTTGCCATTGTTTTGCCTCTTAGTTAATTAACCTGTTCTGCGCCAGTATTTTACAACAGTATATGGCTGCAAGTTGTTGTGCGCCTGACCACCACCTGTGTTAGATGTTTTAGGTGCTTGCGTGCCGTGTGACCCAATATCTAAACCTTTATGAGATAAAGCATAAGTATCACCTATGTATGCTCTAGTATCTTCAGACATTACATTACTGTTGTGTTGGTGACTTGGCATCTCATCGACAGTCAATGTGTGTGTTTTATGACCATCTGTTGCATTGATGGTGTCAAAGTCAGTGTCGCCTGTATCCTGACCTACTAAAACCCTACCTGCTGCATATGTTGTCCATGTGCCATAAAAAGAAGTGTTAGGGTCGAATGAAGCATCTGTTGTAGCGTATACACTTCCTACAGGATATATCTTGTCCCACAAAGTATTTGTAATTGTTACGGCTAAATCAACTGCACCTGAGCCATCAAAGTCTACGCCAGCCGAGGTTGCTACATCTCCTGATACGCTGAATGCTTGTGGCGTTGCTGTTGTAGTAGCAGTTGTAGCATTGCCTGTTACAGCACCAGTAAACGTAGCATCTGTGCCATCTGTGCCATTGTTTAACACTACAGTGCCGTCTGTAGCTTTTATTTCACCTTTTACATTACCTGTGATATCACCAGATGCAGATATGGTAGTAAATGCGCCTGTTGATGCTGATGCTGCCCCTATAGGCGTACCGTCAATAGAGCCACCATTTATATCAATACCTGATACGCCTAGCGTCCCATCAAACAAGTCATCAGTCTTGTCCCAGTTTTCATTTAACTTTGTTCCCCATGTATCGTTGTCAGAACCGACAACAGGAAGATTGAATGAATATGTAGTAGTTGCCATGTTTTAGCTCCAGCGAACGTGGTTTGCTCGTTTAGACCTGCTAGTATCTAAGCCTAGCTTTCTCATGCCTAAACTGTCAGGTGAGAATTTACCCTTCTCTGACGATTCATTAAGCTGCTTAACTGCAGCGCCATATAGTTGTGCCCATACAGCAATTCTTTCATCGTCTTGCAGATATGGTGCAGCGTGTAATAGTGAGCCATACAAATAGATATCTGGTGCTTCTGATAGCAGCCAGTTAGTTGTTGTGCTGTCTGACAATGCTGGCACTCTTTCCATGTAATCAATTGTTACAAACCCGCTACTGCTCGGTGCTGGCAATATCTGTATAAAATGAGCTGGTACATTTGCATTGTTTTTAAATGAAAATATTTCAGGCGTGCCTAGCGTACCTTGTGCATTGTACTTTCTTTCAGCAAATACCTTGTTTGTTACAAAGTTTAATGACTTCATGTGTCCGCCATCAAACGCCCATGCTACATTGTTAGTTTCAAGATAGTTCTCAGGCAATATAGACTCACCAACACCAGCGTTCGCATTAATTGCGGTGATTTTATCCATGCGCCAATGACGCACATCACGGTTAATCTGCGCCTCAGCAAGACTGATAAATGACGGTATAACAGTAGTTAAGTCTGACCTGTTAAGAAAATCAGCAATACTGCTCTTTAACTCTGCAAATGTTGATATTGACATTATTGGCTCCAGTAAGTCAGCCGATTATAACAAATTTATGGGTGTCACTGTTGTTTACTTTTTTTACGTTTTTGTATGCTTTTCTTTACTGCCTTGCCAGTTGGTACTGCTGTGAGAGCTAGCAAACCTGCATAACCTAATCTTGGCGTGACCTCTTCTTTTACTGACTCAGGCAGCTTTTCATACTGCTGTGCAACAAACTTCATCTGGTCGCGCGCTGTTGGTCCAATTATAGGCTCATAATCTAATAACGAATTGACACCTTTCGCTAGCGTTGGCGCTGCATACTTCATAAATGCTTCGCCTGCTTTACTCAACGTAGCCTTGCCACCCTCAGTTACTGGGAATACGCTGCCCTCTGCAATATCTCCATAATCTGGGTTTATAGTGCCAGCAGTAAAGTTAACTAAATCACGCCCAAACTGCTCTACTAAACCAGCTGTTAAATCAGGCACTACTGCAGCACCTTTTACCACCTCTTGACGCATTTCAGAATCGCTAAGCAAGCCCTGCATTCTAGCCTCGTTAGCCTGTGCTTTAGGCGATAACAAACCACTTGCAGCTGTTGCACCCCCAATGGTTAAACCTGTCTGTGCAAACAATGGCATACCTTTCTCGCGTATATCCTTACGCATCTTTTCAGGTATCTTCAGTGTGTATACATCCTGTATCTCATGGTGCTTTTTAATGTATGCTTCTGCTTCTTCAAGGCTATCGAAATCTTCTATGATTCCGCCTTCTTCATTACGCACATAGTATGAGCCATCATCATACGTATCTACACTGTAATCTTTCTCGCCAACTCTTATAGGCTTACGCTCTAGCTTAACGCCATATTGTTTAGCCCACTTGTTAATGTGATTAGGCAGCGTCTTATCGTAGAACGTCTTAACACCGCCCTCTGCTGACTCACCATATCTGTCTACCTGCTGCTGCCCAGTAGTAAATGATATGCTGTCGTAGTCACCATCAGCTGCTTCCATCAGTGAGCGCTTAAATGCTAAGTCATACCAGCTAGACTTGTCATCAGACTTAAATGGCATATCTGGTGCAGCGTTCATAGTTTTGAGCTGCCGTTTTTTTAGACTGTCTCTTAAATCTGCTAGCCTTTCAAACTCTTCATTTCTATCTTTGCCTGTGCGCTTTTTGTAATCCTCTTCGAATGCCTTGACCATTTTTCTTCGCAAAGCAGTAGACTCATCCGCAGTTATGCTGCCATCAAAGGTATACGCCTTTTTGTAAACTTCAGGCATATTCTCTTCAGCCCACTGTGTAACTGCACTTGATTTCAATGCTTGCAGCTCACTGTTTACACTTTTAAGTTGCGCCTCGATATCCTCTAAAGCATTTGGCTTGGCATACCCATGCTCCTGACCACGCTGATGCAAGTCTGACTGTATCTCTTCTACCATCAACGTGCTGCTGCCATCTTCTAGGTCACGGTCAGCTACACGTAGATGTGACAATATGTTTTCTTTATCGTCATAGTGCTGATGTATAAATGGCTGTGGCAGCCTGTTTCTTTCTTCTCGCACCTTCTGCAGCCTTTTAAAAGGCTCTTTAAACTGGCTACTATCATCAAATTCCATTAAGACATCTCTATCCAGATATCCTCTTGGAGCACCTATGCCATCTGTTATTTCATTTTCTAATTTAAGCATTTCATCTGTGAGAGCTTCATACTTATCAGCTTCTGGACCATCCATGAGTAATATCTCACGGTAGTTATTGCCTTCAGCGCCAGTAAGCGTATATGGACCATATTGATAGTCAGTCATTATCTCTGGGTTGCGCGCTACATACGCCTCAGCTTCTGCTCTTGTATGAAAAGTTTCATTGTCACTAATGAATGGCATTTCTGCGTTGTAGGTATTTAGCTCTGGGTCGTGCACTACTTCGCCAAACGACTTTGTCTGCCCAAGCGTCTCTTCCCTGATGTTGTACTGGTTCTCTGCTAAGAAATCCTCTACCTCTTTCCTAGTGATATCTTGTGACCGCTGCCTAAACTCAAACTCACGCTTGAAGCCCATCTGTTTTAGCTCATCATCTTTGATGCCAGCTTTGTTTAATGCTTTCTTCCAGCCAGTGTATGATGTAGGCGTTTTACGTGGCACTTCTGCCATTGCATCTAAGGCTATAGATTTAAGCGCTGATGGCACTATAGCTGCATCTGCATCCTCACCTGCAAGTAGCCCACCACCAACAACTAATGGTGCAGCTTGGCTTAGCTTCTTAACTGATATAGCTGAGCCGTTAGGTATGTCTTTAGCTGGCACTTTCTGTACATCAAAGTTATCACCAAGTAAGCCCTGCACATAACCTTGCAGCTCATCGCGCGTGAACCCTTTTTGATACGACCCTTTACTTGTTAAGAATGATGCTGGCTCATCTTGTGGGATAGCTGTCTTAGACTTTTTCAACTCATTAACAGCGCTAGCAGAACGAGTCTGGATAACAGCCATGCCGTTAGGCTCTAGTATCTTACCAATACTTAACACTGCATCATCACGCAAATCAGGCGGTATGACGTTCAAAACATTAGTGCTTACTAGTTTTCCATACGTGTTCTCAGGTATATCAGCAGAGTTAGCATACGTTGGCGTAAAGCCTTCTTCTGCGAATGGCTCAAACGTATCATCATAGTTAATAGCCTTAGCATTGATACCAAAGCCTGCCCCATAATCTATAGACTTGCCTGTTGCGCCTTGTTTTTCTAGATACGCATCAGCTGCTTTAGCTGTTGGCACAGTATTAGCTCGCTGCGTAGTCTGTGCTAGCTTAGGTATGATAGCTGCATCTGCCTCTTCACTACCTAACAGACCTTGTGCAGCTACGCCTAATGTTGCCAGCGTTGGGAGCACACCAGACTTTAGCTTAAATCCACGGTCCTCTAAGTCACGCAGCAATGGCTCGTCTAATAGCCCACCATAGTAGTTTACTTCCATAGAGCGTCTAGGAGCTGTCTTAGTGCTTAACAAGTCCTTACCTTCTGGTCCTTCGACAAAAGAGCCGTCAGGGTTGCGTGCGCGTGCATAGCGTGCTGGGTTTAAATCCATTGCAGTTACGTTTGTATCTAACGTGCCTAGATAGTCACCTGCTAGAGCTGATGGGTATGTTGGGTTACCTGCTCCACGGAGTGCGTCTTGTGAGGTATCTATTAGCCCTACGTTCTTGAAGCCGCCTACTGGTGCAGTCAACTGCGATTGGTCAGCAATAGCTAGGCGTGATTGTGGCAGCGTAGTGCCGCCTTTGTTTCTGAATAGCTTATCTAACTGCTGCTGTACTTGTTTTCTTGCTCCATCTGGCAGCGCATCAAACTGTGCACCACTTGCTGGGTTATCTACACCTTTCCAGTCAGGCACATACAGCTTCATAAAGCCATCTACTTCTTTCTTAAATGTAGTAGGCATATTACCAGCTGCATAACTCAACATTGTCTTGCCAGTCATACCAGCAAAGTCTGACCCTGTTGGAGCCATACGCCACGGCATCAATACTGGCGGCTGCCCAAACTCTGCTTCTAACTCTCTTGCAGCCTTAACCATCTTGGGCACAACTGTATCACCAGACGCCCATAGGTTAGGGTTCTGTGTGAAGTCTCTCATGAAGTCTTGACCACCTGTAAGGTTAACAGGGTAGCCCAGCTGCTTGTCACCGAAGCCAGTTAATAAACCACCAGCTGCAGTCCTGTCTGACATGGTAGTTAAATATGGTCTGCCTTCGAGCTGCTCTAATGTTATTGGATTCTCTGGTATTACTTGTCTCTGCTCAACAACAGGCTTGCCTTCTATAGGGTCTAACTTACGCATAGCATATCGTGGGTCGTAATCACCTTCCTGAAAGAACATATCCATCAGTTTGCTAGCTGCTGTTTTCTTAGACATTAGAGTTCCATTTGAGTGTAATTTAGTGCCCGATTATACCACTTTTATACAATCCCTTGAAGGTTTCGTCTGATAGGCTCACCCCAGTTAGATGTGGGTCTATAACCTATAGCTAGATACCTCATGGCATCAGCACAGTGACTAGTCCAATCATGCAATGGTCTTGAGCGCCACGTCATGCCCTTCTCATCGTATTCACGCCTGTACTGTCTCAAAGCATCAATGCCACGCTCGCACTTCTCAGCATCGAACCAGCAGCGTCCTAGCATACTCCTTACTGCCTGTATGCCATCATCAACATTTAATTGTGGTGCAATCTGTACTGGTCGCACCCCCAAGCTATCTAATGTTTCTAATCTACTCCTACCTGAGCCTAGCTCCCTGACCCTTACATCGTGTGGCAATATATGCTGGTCGTAGATGTAGCCTTTCTCATTTAAGACCTTAGCGTAATGGTCCAGACCTACACCGCTACTCTCATAGTAGTCTATAAGCCTCACCTCTGCCCCTACCATCTGTGCAAACCAGATACTAGTGCTATCGCCCATCCCTAAGTCCCAAGCCGTTATAACTCCAATAGAGCTGTCGTAGGGCACGTTAGTCATACGCTCATTATGTGCAGCTTCACGCATCTCTACTACGTAATAAGCTCCCTCAGCGTGTAACAGCATCTCACCTTCCCATATGTGGTCATACAGGTCAGGTCTGTTTATCTTGTCTTGCTGACGCTCTTTGTCTAGCACATCAGGGAAGTATGGATTGTCTCGCCAGTTAATCTCAGCAATCTTCATATCCTGTGGCGGATGCACTCTAAACCTTCTGTGCGTTGCTGAATGCTTTGTCTCAGGGTTCCATGTTACCCATATCTCAGAGTTATCTTCACGGACCGTTGGTATTAGCTTCTGCCATGCAGTGTCAGATACACCTTCCGCCTCATCTACCCAGCATAGGATGATACGTGCTTTTGATTTAATGGAGTCTAGGTTGCGTCTTAGACCAGAGAACACATAGTTAATGCGTCCACACTTGGACCTTATAAACTTCTCGCCTAGCTCATAGAAGTCATTCAGGAAGTCTACACCACGTATAGCTGACTTAACTTCTTCTAGGGATGATTCATCAAGGGAGTTTAAGTGTTCACGCGCACAGAGTATTTGTCCCTGCTTGCCTTCCATTGCCCATGTGTAACCACGTACTGCTGTCATCAATGCAAAGGACCGTGTCTTAGCTGACCCTCTACCACCATAAGCACACCTGTATCTGGCTTCACCTTCAAAGATTTGTACAATCTTATGTGGCAGCTTAACACTGGTTGTGACCTCTTTAGTCTTTTCCTTTGTCATACTCAGCTACCAACTTTACAACTGTGGGTTTGAAAGTATCGTCTGATGATGTGTGGTCTATCTGCTGCTTATCGCCATACTTACGTGGAGCCATTCTAGCCACCTTCCACTTACGTGAATCAATACGTAGTTTAGCTTTAGCCAGCTCTGCAGCTTCTGCTACATCTGACAGCTCGTCAGCAATATCTATAATCTCGTCTGCGTAAAAGTCTGCCTGACAGTCCCTCGCGCGCGCGTACTGCTCCGAAAACTGTACTTTGTCACTATCATTCAGCCACTTCATTAACGTGCTCATAGCAGGCATACCTTCATCCCTACAGATTTGTCTAGCACTCTCTCCAGCTGCTAATCGTCTGCAGATGTCATCGCCTAACTCTGGTGTAAATGTACTGGGTCGCACTCTATATCCTTACTTCAGTCTCTTCATAGGATTTCTCAATCCGTTGCTGCGCTAAATATACCACTTCTTCTAACAGGAGTGAATCACGGTCTGAGATTGCCTGAGCGAAGTCGTTAATCAACTCTAGGTCGGCTTCATGTATATCGTCATCTATAGTAACTCTAATCATGTGCCGATTATATCCTATTTAAGTCCGTACTCTAACTCTAACAACAGCTCACAATAATGGATAATCTTCTTGATATCTTCAGCCCCATTCTTGTTCTTGTGTCGAGAAGCATATTTAACAATGTTGCCTTCTATGTATGGCAGATTGTTTTTCGTTATGTACTCGATAGGCTGTATAGGCATATCGTAATGCTTACCGCCTTCTTGTTTCTTCAGTGCGCTCTTCATCACTTACCCTCATACCTGTTACGTAGATAACCAAGTGTAATCGGCATCTCTTCGCAGCTGCCATCATTCACCTCATTGAGCATCCATATACCACGCCATGAACCATTAGTCTGTGCAGTTAGATAGTCCTCTTCGTGTTGATAGAATATACCAGCAAACAAACCTAAGATGTTTTTACCATCAGCTCTACGTGCAAAAGCAATGTCCTTGTCTTGTACGTGACCCATGACACAGCTCATCATCTTCTTAGATAACATATTCCTAGCACTTGATACTGGTCTGCCCATGATGCCTGACGTGAAGTAATGTGAGTAAGCAATGCCATCTATGATTGCTACTTCTAGGAAGTCATAAACCTCAAACCCCAGCTCGTTCAGCTTTAGGTCATCATAGCCTATCAACCCTTCTAGTTTTGCATCTGCTTCGATAGCGCGCTCTATACGCTGCTCATGGTTGCCTATAGTGAACACTAGGCGTGGATTCCATTGTTTCTTCTTGTTAGATATTAAACGCTTCTGTTCTGCCCTAATAGGCTCTAAGAACACTTCCATAGCATCTAAGCCAGCCTTTATATCATCCTTGTACCTACGCCCTTCGAATGACCTCTTGCCCACATCCCAGTTCGACAAGCTGGGCATATCCCAGTGGTCACCTATATGAATGATAACGTCTGGTTTCTTTTCAGCTGCATACAAGCCAGCCCACCGAAGATGTTCGACAGGCTGGTTTGGTTTTACTTGCGTATCTGGTATCACTAAGTGCCTTGTCATAGCTTACCTCGCTAGTTTTAGGCACTAGTATATACTATTTATTCAAAATGGAATTAATCTTGACACATTCTTCTTCCGTAACCCAAATACGCATCTCCTTTAGACCCTGCTTCGCTCTCCTAGCTCTCATCTCACGCATCAATTGAGCCTTAGATTTAGGCTTATCTTTAGGCTTGTCCTTTCTAAAGATTGCATCGAAGTTTTCCTCATACCGTTTTTGGTCTGGTATAGGACGTGGTGCGCTTCCCTTACCCATTACAACCTTCCAGATAATACTCAGCAACACTACAATTCTCATCGAACCTATTTTTTACGCTAATCATACGCTTTTGGATTAAGTGACCATCTTTACGTAGGTCATAAATTACTGCAGCCAATCTAGTGATGCCTAAGTCTTTAAATGCGTGCAGTGACGTTATTGTTTCACCTGATTGCAGGTGGTCTAATACTCTTATTGCTTGCTTCATAATAATCTCCTAATGAACAGATTTACCAAACTCACTAATAATCTCATCTTCTAAACGTCTCTCAAGATACAGATACAGTGAATCACGATATGCCTCAGCTAAGGTATACTTGTTACCTAACCACTCTTGTGCGTCATGCACATACTTCTTGAAATTAGGTACAGCTAGACATTCATAAAACAACTCAGGGCTTTTATCTTCTTTATGCCCTGCAGCTGCAAAACGCTCTCTAGCATCAGTCATCATGTCATCAAACATAGCGTCTGTACCATCAGCGTATAACACCTCTAACAACTCATGCGCCACGTCTTGCGCGCACTCTGGGAAGCAGTCAGCTAGCCACGTTTTGTGCTCACATAGCCACGTATAAACTGCTGCGTCCTTTAGCTTATCTTCAAGCTCTGCAATGCAGCCACTCCAGTCATCAGGTAGCTGCACTATTACATCTCCAAAAATTGCTGTTTTCATTATAGTCTCCAAAGCATCAATGTGCCTGCGTCATATGGCTCACAGTAGAAGCCATGCTTATCTGCCATTGCCTCAACATCTGCATGGTATTGGCTACCAGTCATGCTCCAATAGTCAAAGTATGGCAGCCCATCCTTATCGACATCTTCGCTGCCACGCAGCCAGATACCATCTTGGTTTACCTTATCCTCACCAGTAAACTCATCATACGTCACAGCGCCAATGTTCGGAAACGCTGCGTTAAGTTTTTTACAAAGAGTAGTTGCTCTGGTCGTACTCATTATTATTCTCCTTAGATAAAGTCGTAAGTGTCAGGGTTTGGCTCAGCGCGATAGTATTCCATATCCTCTAGCGCTTCTAAACCTTCCAGCCAATCAGAAATGTGTCCATCTTCTGCAAGGCGCATAACAACAGCTTGCTGTGCTTCAGTAAGCTCCAAAATTTCTTTTGGTATTTCCAACATATCTAGTTCCATTTTTATTTCCTCGTTTGTGTGTGTATAGCATCTATTATACAGAAGTAACCGTTACTTACAAGTGTTTATGGCAATAAAAAAGGAGCTAATGCTCCCTTTCTATCTTGTATCTATCTGTATGCCTTCGCCCAGCCAAATCATCTATAGCTATCAGCGTTAGCGACAGTAAAGTAAATAAAATAATGTAGTTCATCACGACCCCAAGTAGTTGAGGCGAGATTATAGTGGCGTGACAGATTAGTCAGTAGTGCTATTTATTTATAACTGATATGTGTGTAGGTAATGATGCGTTTTGGTCCTGAGTGCATCAAGCTCAGCACATAGAGGAGAGGAGTCCTCTTGACCACTAGGGGTTAACTAGACGCTACAATAATGAACAATACTAGCAGTGCCCCACCAAGTATTGCTTCACCTTGCGTTATTGTGCGCCACGGCTTATCTAGCCATGCTTTAAATCTATCCCTTGCAGACTTAGCTGCGTCCTCTACTTTATCGAGGGCTTTATCTGCGTGCTCATGCGCGTCTTTTAGCGCCTTTTCATAATCAGTCATAAGACTCTCCTAAAATGGTATATCATCATCAGCAAAGTTACTGCTCTGTTGTTGCGGCTGCGATACTGGTGCAGCTGCGCTTTCTTGCTTCCTAGCAAAGTGAACATTATTAACCAGACATACTGCCATAGAACGTGCATTACCGTCCTTGCCTGTCCACTCTTCCATAACAAACTCACCAGACATTGTAACAGGCGTGCCTTTTGTTAAGTATGGCGCTAGCTTTTCTGCGCGCTCCTTAAACATCTTACACTTTACCCATGTGGTCTTTTTGTTATCACCCCAACCTGACGTAACTGCCACGTTTACAGCTCCAATAGCAACACCTTTAGGGGTATGGCGGATTTCCATATCAGCTCCGCAGTTGCCTGTAAACACCATTGAATTAATACTCATTATATATCCTCACTCGGATTGTAGTTTTTAGATAGCTTCCAATACGTTAGAAGCGCGTTAAACATCTCAGCGTGTTTCTTGTGAGATTCTTTATCCCATACGTGGTACAGAGCAATCTCTGGCTTCTGCCTATCAACAAAGATAGATACACGCACTGGGTCTGTGACGCCTAAGCCTTGTGCATACGCAGATAGCTGCATACCGTGCTCATCGTACACTAATTTCTTCGGGTCTTTGCCATCAAGATTATCTTTAGTCTTGAAGTCTACAAAGATGCCATTATCACTACACAGGTCTATCTTACCACCATAGCCTAAATCGCACGCAAATGACTTCTCAGCGCTCCATTTAGTTTCTGGGTGCATTGACTCCAGTATATCTGTAACGGCTGTATAAGCCTCTGAGACGCCTTGTCCGAGGAAGCCACGCTCTATGTCTGCGTGTATTTCTGTACCTCGTTCGGCAGCCTTCTTGCCTACCTGCTTTGACTCCATCTTAGCCCTAGCCATAAACATCTCAACTGGCTCACCTACATTCTGCTGCATAGTTGCTGCTGCTAGTAATGCTTGGTCCACTTTCCAGTTTTCTAATGCAGGCTTAGCAGCCACCCCCAACACAGTTGTTACACTGGGCACAAGGTGACGCTTCCGTGCGTCTCGCAAAGTTGTATTACGTTCTTTACCATTAGCACCTACAGTTGTGTATGCAGGCACGCCCTCTTGGTCATACCAGTGACCTGACTCAGCTCTATACGACATCTGGAATAGCCCACCGTGGTAAGTTGCTTGCAGTGGCATTCTTCGGCAAGTAGTACAAGTAACGACCTACGCCAAACTTTTGTGCTGCACGTTTAAGCGCATCAGATATGCCGCCCTTCTCGCCTTCGATATTTGTATCGCCAGCGCCATCAGATTTAGTAATCCACTCACCATCTACACGTATAGACAAATAACATATCAATCGACCAGACACCTCTTCATAACGGTCCTGCCAGTTTTCTATACCTACAACCTCATCTAGACGGTTAGCTACGTCACGCGCATCAATGTACGCTAACTGCATACCGCCACGCCCTTGTCTCCAGCGCAGCTGATTAGCTTTAAATGGAGCACGCAGCCCCTTTTGAATATCTTGCCAGCTCATACTTGTATCCCCCAATCACGCAGATGCTGCTCGCATCGTGCAGTTTCAATTTGCTCTCGCGAATACTGGTCTCCATAGCCCCAGTAATATTCTTTTGGCTGATTCAGTGCAGCTTCATAGTTGTGCACTGCGTCAAACTCGCCCTGCTCATAAGGCGTCAAATCATTGCAGTCTTTCATATTATACCTCGCTTTATGTGTGTGAGACTTAAATTATACAGATGTCATTGACAGATGCAAACATTAATTAACAAGTTGTAATATATTATTCACTGAATTATAATCGACACTTCTACAACAAGGAGTAATTATGTTTGACCTTAAAAGAGCAATAAAAAGACGTGCAGCCTATGATGACTTAACAATGAAGGTGGTTGCAGCGCGTTGTGAAATTAACCCAGCACATTTAAGTCGATTGATGAGACACAATAATTGTGAGCTGGAGACGATGTTGAAGCTAGCACATGGCTTTAACTTAACTTTAAGTGAGTTCGTAAAAGAAGGAGAGTTCTAAAATGCACATGGGGTTTTATGCAATCATACCTGCCACAGTAAGGTACGATAATCGAATACCAGCAAACGCTAAGTTGTTGTACGGTGAGATAACAGCGTTATGTAATGAGAGAGGTTACTGCTGGGCAACTAATGCACATTTTGCTGAATTGTATGACGTGAAGAATAGGTCCATAACTAATTGGTTAGGTGCGCTTGAAGATGCTGGCTACATACAGCGTGAAGAGATTTATGAGAAGGGTACGAAAAGGGTACAAGAAAGACGCATTTACATAGTAGAAAATAATTGCGATACCCCTAGCAAAAATTTTCCTACCCCCCTAGAAAATAATTTCCCTACCCCCACGAAAGAAAGTTCTAAGGGAATAATACAGGTTAATAATAAAATTAATAATATACCGCCACAGCGTGATGAAGTCGTTAGTTACATTAATCAACAGGGTTACAATGTAGATGCTGACAGGTGGTTCGCTTACTATGAATCAAACGGCTGGAAGGTTGGAAGGAATAAAATGAAAGACTAGAAGGCTTGTATTCGCACTTGGCAGACTAATGGATTCAACAAAAAGCAGTCGTTGAAAAAGTCTGATGTGATGGAGAAACTTACTGATAGGTCTTGGGCTTATAAGGGGTAACAATGGAAACT